GTTTCTTACGACTCTTCCTTGCACCTTGAGTTCTTACTTTAACTACAGCAGGTTTAGACTGTTGCTGTTGTTGTTTCTGTTTACGCTGCGCGCGACGATTCTGGACGACAGTGTTAATTGCCGAACCAGCGCCACCGAGAGCAGCACCAAGAGCAGGACCTCCCAAAGTCGTGCCAAGAGCCATACCAACTTTGCCTAGATTAGGCAGAATATATTTCCGCCCAATTTTCAGCAGACTACCGAAGAATGCAGAATGTTCGTCATTAGACATGACTCGTGGAACATTTTGTAAAAGCATTTTGGCTTCAGTAATCAAAGCAGGATTGACAGGTGAAGGTTCCGAAGAAACCACACGACTGTGAGAAGTGTACTCATGGACAGTCACAACTTCAACCCGACCAATCACTCCGGAGTAAGGTCCAGCACCAGTATATGCAACCTGTCCTGAAAGCGTAAGGAAAGGATACTTATAACTGGCACCGAAATCTTCTCCAGCAGTGTAATTTGTGATTCCATTCTTAAATACAGAATCGTCGTTATCCAACGGTACCCAAAACCCATAAGCTCCATTAACAATAGCGCCTTCATAGGATTCGGGGAGGATACTCAAATTCTGGAATTGAAACAACTGTTGGTCGAAAAAATCCAAACGATTGCCGGCACACAACGCCATAGCGACTTGTCCGCCCATGTTGAGCGTTGGTGCAGTCCATCGAAACCATACCGACATAGCGACAGGTCGAACCTCACGAACAAGAGCACTTGGCCGGGTAGTAGTAGTACCTAGTAAAGTGTTAATGTTCGGATCTTGCCTCAAACCAACATTAGTTGGCAGAGGCGGCCATGGTAGAGTAGGTTCAGCATATGCTACATGAGAATTGCTGTACCCTGCCACAGGCCCACCAGAGATGGGCCCGAGTACGGGAGAGAACATGTACGAAAATCGTCCCCAATCAGTTGAAGGTGTAGAACCAGAAAAATTTCCATAAACATCTATAATGTGCTTTGATGAATAGAGAGCAGTTTTAGTGCTGTATTCATCAGGTAGTTTACAAGGAAAACTTTCTGGATCGACCAAACAAGCCAAGTAAGGATTATTAGGTACATTGAGATTACGAACCTTGCCCGGAAATGAAGGTAAAGGTACGGTATTAATTTGTGGTAAAGAAGTAGTAGTAGTAATTGTATTTGTTGCCATAACAAATGAAAAGTGAATAAATGTATATTGTTTATCACGACCCCTTTTAAACGTGTCATATCTATAAGTTATCAATAATCAACTTCTAACATCCGTTGTAAGAACGGATGCCAGACGGTAGAATGATAGCGCCACTGACTCATTGAATTCATAAACATAATAACGAGATCACGTGACACAGAATATCGGTTGGTTATAAATCGCATGCAGGATTCAAAATCAGGATCCTCAGAAAAATACTGGTCTATTTCTAAAGAATAAGACCAATCTAGATCGACGTCAGCGTCTCCATGAAACTGAGCGGTTTTATTAACCCAAGTTCGCAAGACGGGATCTAGAGGCATGCGTGATATTGAATAACTTATATCGCCAACTAGAGTTGTTAGCGCTTCCTCGAGACTAACTTTCTTATAAATCGTTCGAGGGTCTCGTAAACTTTTAACGAGCTTAAATAATCGTGATGGTAAAGGGGTCCAAACCCAGCGTGGACCTAACTCTGCAAAATAACCCTTTAAGAAAGTACAATCAGCAAATTTCAAAATTTTAATTTTCATATTAAATCCAAGCCGATTGCGGAAAAACTCAGAAGGGTCTAAATTTAAGGGGTTATCTAAAAAATATAAGACCCATGAGTACAGCATGACAATAGTGTTACCAAAACTAGTGTCAGGACCACCAGTATTACGGAGTGGCCGATTCTCGCGAGAAATGCGAATACGTTGATCAGCAAATTTACCTCTTAATATTGTCCCAAATGAATCATCCAACATGGTACGATAAATTTCAGGCATACCACATTCTTTAAGAAAATATAATTCAAAATCTAAAGGACCAGAGGAAATCGTGCTGTCAAACTTACTAGCATCTCCTTCGATAACGAACCACTCTCCATTTAAATAATACATAATTAAACAATCATCTCCGGCAGCGTAAATGTGAATGGATTCAGGAGCTATTAAAGAAGAATTGATCCAATCATTTAAAACATCGCAAGTAATACCAGCCGCATAGTGGACACGCAATGTACGATCTTCAATAAACTTACCGTTAATCATGAAATGAAACACTGGATCTAAAGTTATTGGCTCACTCTTAAGAGTTTCAGCGAATGCCAATATCCAAGGACCAACAAGAAGTTGAACGTCTTTATGCACGTTCATTATTATACGCGGAGCCCAATTAACTCGGTTCGCAACGATTTCTGAAC